GCAACAACGTAGCTAAAGAGATCGGCGTCGATAAGGCACAGATAACCCGCTGGAAAGAAACGTGGCTGCCGAAGATGGCAATGCTGCTGGCGGTTCTGGAATGGGGTGTCGTTGATGACGATATGGCGCGGTTGGCAAGAGAAGTGGCTGCGGTGCTCACAAAGAAAAATCGCCCGGCGGCAACCGAGCGTTATGACCAGATGAATATGAACTTCTAATAACTCAGAGGTGAATTATGCCAGGAATTATGATCTCAGGCAACAACGCCAAAATTGGCACTGATGAGCTTCTTTCCATTATCAATCAGGCCCGATTAGAGCATGGAGAAAAGCCAGTTCGTAACAATGATTTTATCCCTCGGGTCAAGGATGAGCTTGAAGGGGAGCACTACGAAACTTTCGTAGTTCAAAATTCAAACGGCACAAAATCAGAAAACCTTGTGGTATCCAACGACCAGGCAGTATTGATTGGCATGAGGGAGTCGAAGGCGGTTCGCCGAACTGTCCTCACAAAACTAAAGGAAAAGGAGCCTCCATTATTGCCTCAAACGCTGCCTGAGGCGTTGAGACTTGCAGCTGATTTAGCTGAAGAGAAAATTCAGTTAGAGAGTCAGTTAGCCATTGCCGCCCCGAAAGCACAATTCGTGGATAGCTACGTCAATGCATCTGGATCTCTCGGCTTCCGCGAGACCTGCAAATTACTTCACATCAAAGAAAACGCCTTCCGTCAGTTCCTGCTCGAAAGTGAAATCATGTACCTGCTTGCAGGCAAGCTAACGCCGTATGCGCAGCATATTGATGCTGGGCGTTTCACTGTGAAAACAGGCGAGAACCAGAATAACGGCCACGCCTTCACCCAAAACAAATTCACGCCCAAGGGCATCCAGTGGATCGCCGGACTGTGGGCGGCACATCAAATCGGAGACAAGGCGGCATGAGCAGAGCAGCAACGGACTGGGCGTGGGGCCTTGAACTAAAAGCATCACAAAAACTTCTGATGCTCTCTCTGGCAGACCGCGCTGACGAATCGCACTGCTGCTACCCGAGCATACAGCGCCTCGTTAAAGACACCGGCATGGACAGGAAGACCATCGGGAAGTGGGTCGGGCAGATGATTGACGATGGACTGATTACCGACACCGGAGAGCGTAAAGGTAAGACAAAACAGGTTCGCGTTTTGCGTCTCAATATCGAGGTTAAAGAAGCCCAAAAACGGAACAGTACCAAAAACGGTAACGATACCAAATTTGGACACGAAACAAGCCCAAATTTGGACACGAAACGATCCCAAAATTGGGATACAGAATCAGTCATTGAACCCAACATAGAACCAACTCTCTCTGGGGGCGATGGTTTTGTGAGCGACGCAGCGAAGACAAGAATGGGCCTGCCGACTGGCAGCGGAATTCCTTTCCCGGCTCAATTCAAACCTTCTGCTGAGCATATCGCCATGGCCGCCGAGAAGGGGGTCAGCATCGAAACCGAGCTTCTGAACTTCCGTGACTACCACACAGCGCGAGGCACAACCCTGATTGACTGGAATTCAGCCTTCCGTGTCTGGATCCGAAACGCCCGCGTTAACCCCCTGGCATCAAAGCGCAGCCGCAGTGAGCCAGAAACCCCGCACTGGAATAGCCGTGAAGGCTGGGAGGACTTCCTGTGACAATGCAACTGATGACGGCTATTCAGAACCGTGATGGTGAAGCAATGGCCCGGATGTCCGGAAGCCACGATCCGAAAAACGTAATCAACATCGAAGCCGAGAACCTGGTCGACTCACTGTTTCGCCAGCTAAAGCAAATCTTCCCGGCAGCATCTCAGACCAACCTGAAGTCAGATTCTGACGAGAAGACGGCAAAGCGACAGTGGATCGCCGCATTCTCTGAAAACGGAATACGCAGCAGAGAACAGCTTTCCGCAGGGGTGAGGCACGCCAGAGCCAGCGAGTCACCTTTCTGGCCTTCCCCTGGGCAATTCATCAAGTGGTGCAAGGATAGCAGTACAGTTCTTGGAATTAACCTGTCTGATGTGATGAATGAGTTTCATCGCTACAGCAGAGAAAAAGGCGTTCACACTGGCGGAGCGGAGAGGTTCCCATGGTCACATCCCGTCATGTACTGGATTATCACAGATACTCGACGGGCCATGTATCAAAGGCAACTTAGCGAAGTTGAAACTGAAAAGTTCGCAGCTAAAAAGCTCGAGGAATGGGCGCTAAAAGTAGCTGGAGGAGAACAAATCCCACCACCCGTTATGGCTATTGAGTGCAATTCTGATGTCATTCCCGTAACCCATGAGAGCCGGAATATCGGTTACCACCCTGAAGGAAAAACATTTGGCTGCATGCCTAATGCTGCAACTTTGGGTGCGCTTACTCCAGCGCAGTGGCTATGGGATGAATATCTCAAAGGGAAGGCCGCCGGCCTTATCAGGTGAAGACGATGGACAGCTTAAAGCAACGCATTCTCGATTACGTATCAGCTAACCAGCCTGCCAAGGTTGATCTGATTTACAAGGAACTTGGTATCTGCCGTAACCGGTATTACGAAGAGGCCAAACAACTCCGCTTCATGGGCAAGCTGCGTAGCGTTCCGGGTATCGGTGTATTCACCGGTGAAGATGCTTATCAGCGCTGGCTGAAAAGTGGTGGCTACGAAGAAATCAGGCAACGTGCTGTCGATGCAAATCTGAGTAGCCAGGAAGCGAAGGGGATGAAGAGGCCGCGTAACATTGATGATCCGAAGATGTTCGCGCCATACGACCCGGAAAAGAATGGAGTGGTTGCTGAGTTCATGCAGAGCGATGCGAGAAAACGTCTGATGATGGTTTACGGGAGGTTCGGAGCATGAAAGAGACACGCAACACCAGAGAAATTATCGAATCTGAGTACCCGGAATTTCCTGAAACCATACTCCACGCTGAACTATGCCGCGCATGTGCTCGCGTAGATGGCCGCAGTATTAAGCAGTCGCTAAAAGCATTTGCTCTGGCACGTATCGAAAAGGTTGAGAGCAAGCCACTTAAAGGCGCACTTGAGCAGATGGCATCCAGCATGTTTCCAGAGACAGAGATAGCCCGTATCCGCGCCTGTGTGGGTCGCATGGAGTCGGCGCTGGTTAAGACATTCGGAGTGAAGCGAGCATGACTGAACCTTACATAGCAGAGATATCTGCAAGCGTGGCCGTGATAGTCGGCCTTTTTTATGCAATACGCAAAAACATCGATTAACAGGCTCGCAATGCGGGCCTTTTTTATGAGGGTAGGATTATGACTAGCAGAGAAAAATTTGAGCAAGCCATTAAAGCTCGGTTTGGTGACCTAATTGATTACCGGGTATGCAAAAACTCTGATGGTGAGTACATGGCCTGGGACATGCAGGTTGCATGGTGGGCATGGCAAGCAGCAGAAACGGACATGGCAGTACAGCTCGCTAACGCCGAGAGCAAGTGCAGGGCGCTGGCTGCGGAGAATGCTTACCTGCTACCGAAAGCGGCGAGCGAACTGTCGAATGCCTGGGTGCTGCATAAATACCTCATTGGCATTCAGTCGGCGATTATGTATCTGGACGGTGGCAACAAGAAGGCTGCTCAGGAATGGCTATACGGAACTATCTCTGGTCCGGGATTTGAGTTCCCTGACGAGGTAGAGGTTGGCGACGACATCGACGCATGGGCTACTCATCAGATGCGCGACAGCATTAGCTATCCCCGTGCAGTGGAAATCATCAAAGCTGAAACTCCAGCGACCGACGCTTTCCTGGCTGAAGTGCGGGCGCAGGGTGTGGAGATGGCGGCTTGTTCCCTTGATGACGTAAACCAATTTAATTATGCAAACATGCTTGACGATTTAGCGCAGAAAATTCGCAAGGAGGGCCAATGACAGCACTCAACAAACAGGCGCTGCGTGAAGCGGCGCAGGAAGAAATAATGCTCCGCTCTGTCAGTGATACCTCTGACGCCTGGCAGGATGAAGCAAGCCCGGAATCTGTGCTGGCGCTGCTGGATGAGCTGGAAGCCGCAGAGAGGCGCATAGCAGAACTGGAGGCGCGGACAGTGACGCTGCCCCAATATCGCAATTCACCGGACATGCACACAAAACAGTTTTATGAGGCTATCGGATTTAATCAGGGGCTTGATATTTTCATAGAAGCACTCCGCGCCGCTGGCATTGGCGTGAAGGGGGAGTGAGATGACGCTGACGAAAAAACAACGTGCAGAACTGCGCATGAAGTTTGGCGGTCGCTGTGCTTATTGTGGCTGTGAGCTTGGCGATAAATGGCACGCTGACCACGTCGAAGCAGTACGAAGGAATATCAGTAACGGCTACGCAATGGACAGACCAGAAAACGACACGGTCAGCAACATGGTTCCGGCATGCATTCCATGCAACTTGTTCAAAATGTGCAGCACAGTAGAAGACTTTCGCAGCCGCATAGCCACTCAGGTTGATGTGACTCGTCGGGCTTCAAGAAGTTACCGCACAGCGGAATCATTTGGCCTGGTTAAACAGACTAACGCTCCAGTTGTGTTCTGGTTCGAACAGTATCAAGAAGGAGCGTCAGCATGACAACTAACAACCACCCGGCGCACGGTCCTGTATCACTTAATCGCCTGCACCAGATATACGAAATACTCAGCAAAGCAGCAGCACAAAGCGACGGCGGTAATCTCGGCTACGCAATGGCTGATGCTGTGAAGGTGATTGATGGGGCTATTGCTGCGTTTGGTGCTGAGCCTGTTGCGTACATGCACAGAAGCGGGCAGGTAGTGACGCGTGAGGAATGCTGCGACGATAAGACGTTTGCTATCTGCTGCAAAGTCGAAACTCCACTCTACTCCGCGCCGTCAGTGCCTGTAGTCCCACCTAAAATTGAGCCTGATTACGAGGTTATAAAAGCCATCCTCCCAACTGCAAATCCTGACTTCTACGCATGTTGCGTTGCGGCTGATATGTGGAACGCCTGCCGCGCCGCCATGCTTCAGTCTGAACCTGTAATCCAGCCTTACAAGTTGCCACCAAACTCATTCACCGATGAAGACCTGGAAATGATGGCGCACGGTGATAACCCGCAATCCAACGCATATCGTGAGCTACTGGCGTTCAGGCGTAACTCTCAGTGGATTGGCAACGACAGTACCAATGGTAAACCGTTAACCAGTGGTTACATCGCTGCCAACTCTCCGGTAACTCCGGATACATGGATTCCGGTAAGCGAGCGGATGCCTGAAAATGACGATATGGTAAATATAGTAATTAAACATGTCGATGGCTCTCATTATGTTTTTACTGGTCAGTGGTGGGGGAGTTACTGGAACACAGACTCTGACTGCATTGATAATGAGAATGTAACCCACTGGATGCCGCTGCCAGCAGCACCGCAGTAGTAGTGATGTATAATCCCTCTCAAAGCATCGAGGGGGATTCATCAGTGGGCTGCATAATTTTAAGTGGAATCAAGTTTTACGTTCTGGCAGAAGGCGAGTCATATCCGGATCCGCATGCTGATAACCGGTATATCGGCGATTATGCCGTTTTTCCGTTTGATGGGAAGTGGGTGGCTCAGAAGCATTTCAGGGGTCACTGGAGTGATATCACGGAACGACGATTCGACACTGAAAACGAGGCATTCAACTTCACATACGAATACGCGTTTCTCCCTGAAAACAGACACAAATATTAATCCGCGCAACGTCAAGCAACATTACCCACTCTCAAAATTAGTGTTATAATTATGTCGCAGTCGGATTGAGCACCCGGCTGTGACCTCTGCATCTGATTGGGAAATTAGATGCGAAACACAAAGAGTACGACCTACCATATGCCGTCAGCGTTATATAATGCTGAGGGTTTTCTGCATTCTGCGTTACCTCTCGGAGGTGGCGTATGAAGCAACAATACTGCCTCGTTAACGATAATGTTAAGCGCAATGTCGTTTCCTACATCCAATCACTTCCGGTCAATCCTCGTGCTCCGATTGTTATCGAGGCTCGCGAAGAAACCCGTACCGACAAACAAAATCGCCTCATGTGGCCATTGCTTAAAGACCTGTCTGATCAGGTTATCTGGCATGGAGAAAAACTGACCCGCGAGGAATGGAAAGACCTGATAACTGTTCTTGTAAACCAGACTCATAATCAGCAGCAGATATCCGCGCCGGGCATCAACGGTGGTCGCGTTTATTTTGGCGTGCGTACCTCTAAATCCAGCAAGGGTTATATGGTGGAGGTGATTGAGGCCATCTACTGGTTTGGTACCGAGAATAACGTGAAGTTTTCCGAAGCGTCCAGCAAGCGAATTGCGTGGGCTCAGGAGTGGAGGGCTTCCCATGCGTAAACCAACCCGCCGCAGCTGC